GGCCACCGAAGCCGCCCAGCCCGCCGACCGGCAAGCCGTTCAAGTGGCAGGACCACACCGCGGTGATGATCGGCTGCTATGACACCGCCGAGGAGGCAAAAAGGGCTTGCGAGCGTCATGCAGGGTTGATACCGTAGGGCTCTCCCTACCGCTGCGGTTCTCGCACAGCCCCGTACCACGGGGCTTTTTCTTGCCCGTCAGATGGCGATGCCGGCCGACCAGGCGCTCGAGTAGTAGGCCGACAGCTTCGTCTCGTCCTCGATGAATGCGACCCAGCCGGTGCGCGGGGTGTAGAACACCCAGGCGGCCGTCGGGCCGTTGTAGACCGCGATCTTGCCGTCGTGCGTTGCCCAGGCACCGGTGGCGCCGGCCCCGACGATGTAGGTGTCGCCGTCTGCCGGGCCGCCCGGGGGCGCCGTGAGGTCGCGGTCCTTCACCGACAGGTGCACGCCGGCGTGGTCGAGCTTGAGCAGGTTGGCGTCCATGCCGGTCTTAAAGTTTTCGCTGACGCTCCACCCGTACTGGATGCCGAAGCGGGGGCCGGTTGTCGCTGCCATGTCGTTCTCCTCGGGTCAGGTGCCCGCGCCGTAGTAGAGGCCATAGTTGAGGCCGAAGCCAGCCCGGTCGCAAGTGTGGTCGCACACCTGCCACGATTCCAGACCGTCGCGCACGGACCAGAGCTCGGCGCGGATCTGGCCGTTGAAGTCTGCTCCGCCATACGGCAGCTCGGCCGCCGGCGGCGTGAAACTCGCGGTGTAGCGCGCGGTGCCGCTTGTGATGCGCAGGTCGTCGAGGTAGCCGTTGAGGTCGTAGGTGGTGACCTGAGCATGCCGCCCGATGATGGCCTGGTGGGTGTTCGCGGTTGCTGTCGCTGACTCGGTGCCAGACCCGTCGAGCACGCCATCCACAAACACCCGCCAGGTCGTGCCGGATTTGGTGGCGGCGAGGTGGTACCAGGTGCCGGTCGTCAGAACGGTGGCGCCGAGCACGTTGATGACCGTCCCGCCAGTGTCCCACGCGGCGATCTGCAGCACCTTCGACGAGTGCACGCCGAACTGCCAGCCGCCATCGTTGCCGGCCGGCGCGCGCTTGGTGGCGATGACCGCACCATTGGCCGCGATCGCCGAGAACCGCACCCAGCATTCAATGGTCCAGTCCTGGGTGGTGACCTCGAGGTCGGGGGTATCGGGCGTTGTCAGGTAGTCGCCGGTGCCGTCGAAGTAGCCAGACGATCCGCCGAACTTCGACTGTGCCGTGGAGATCTGCGCGTTGCCCGAGCGCGTCCACGTGAGTCCGGCCTCGTCGGTGAAGGTGGTGGAGCCGTTGCTGCCGTTAAAGTGCAGCAGGCTCACCGTGTCGGTGCCGCCGCCGGTGTCTGCGGCCTCGGTCGACCAGGTGTAGGACGTGCCCGTCAGGCCGGTCTCAACATGGCGCAGGACGCCGTCCTGGTCGTAGAGCCGCAGGGTGTAGGTGGTGGTCGCCTCGGGGCCGATGCTGGCCTCGGACTCGTCCACCAGCGAGGCGGTCTGCAGGGTGCGGTCGCGGTGCGCCCAGGACACGGTGAGCGTGCCGGTGATGTAGTCCGGGTAGGCCGAGCTGTTGAGCCGGAACTTGCCGGGCGGGTACGGGCGCGCCAGGCGCTGGTCGGCAGTCACGGTCGATGCCGTCACGTCGTCCGGTTCCAGCTCGCCGCCGGTGGCGATGGTGGTCAGCTTGACGTCCACCGCCTCGCCGGTCGCCCGCTCGGTCTGGTCGTAGCCGATGTAGGCCTCGCCGCAGAACAGGAGGAGCGTGTTGTACGGGTGCGCCTGCGGCACGGTGTCGAGGCACCCTCGCGCGACCGTGACGGACCCGCCAGACGGTGCGACGGTCACCTCGACCCACTCTTCGGTAGTGTCGCTCTTGAGCAGCGCCAGGGTGCCGGCAATGACGAGCGCCTCGTTGTTGCCGTTGTCGTAGGCGAGCACGGTGTCGGTCGGCCCGATCGCGCCGTTGAGGTAGGCTGACGGCGAGAACGCGCCGAGCTCGCGGTCCTGGTATTCGGCCGATCCGACGCGCGACCAGACCCGGTAGCGCAGCTGTGTGCCGCTGGGCTGCGCGGCGATCGCGGCAACGACCGCCCCGTCGGTGGCATCGATAGCGCCGAAGTCCGCCTCGGTCAACGCGCGCGCGAGCAGGTAGTAGGGCGCCTCGATGACCGCCTTGTCTGAGATTTCGGTCGGCGTGTTGGTGGGCTCGGTGAACGCCGAGGGCTCCTGCTCGATGTAGGACGAGTCGTCGAGGCCGAACACGTCCTCGGCCGCCTCGATGGTGATGGTGCCGTCGGTGAGGTTGCCATAGTTGATGGCCAGCACCCGGAAGATGACGCCGGACAGGCCCAGCTTCGTCCAGGTGAGCTTGAACACGTCGCCCGGCACCTTGTCCCAGGCGTTGCGGTTGACACGCAGGCGGACCTTCGCCAGCGGCGTCGACGCGGCCATGAGGTCGCGCATGGCCACCCGCCGCGCCAGGTTGTGGCGCGGGATGCCGGGGTACTGCTTCGTCTGGCTGACCACCGCGCCCTGGGCCTGGATGTTGGCCAGGTCCTGCACGGTGATCGCCTCGTCGCGGTTGTTGCTGTTGTTTCGGTAGACGACCGTGATCTCGTTCACGGTCTCGCCATAGCCGACCCGCTGGAAGCTCTCAATCCCGGCGACAGTCGACTCGTCGTAGGTGTCGAGCGTTCCGGGGTCGTAGTCGCCGCGGATCAGCTTGAGGGCGAACTTGCCAGTTGACGGGTCGACCGTGAGCACGCCGCCGATGTGGTCAAGCACCAGGCCGACGAAGTCCCCGATGGCCGCCTGCTGGTTCCAGATCATCGACAGGCCGAAATTCTCGTTGTAGAGCTTGTCGGCGGTGGCCTCGAAGGTCGTGGTGTCAATCTGCGAGGTCGGGTAGCCCATGCCCCACACCGGATTGGTGAGGCACTCGTAGATGATGTGGGCCGGGTTCATGTCGTCGGTGTTGATCGTGGCCTTGGCCTGGTACCACACCGACGTGCCCCAGCCTTCCTCGATCCTGCGGACCTTGAACGCCCAGGGCTTCATGTAGGGGTTGTTGGCCGAGATCTGCCCGCTCATGCTGATCGACATGCCGTTAAACAGCGTTCCGACGATGCTCGAGCTGCGCTTCCAGACCATCGACAGGATGCCGCGGAAGGCCGGGATGTCGTTGCCCAGCTTCGACTGCAGGTAGCTGTTCTTGCCCTGGCTTGCCTCGCCCATCATGACGTCGAGCTTGCCGACGATGCCGCCCTCGCGCTCGTCGCCGCCGAACAGGTACGGGGCGTTTACCGTGATCTCGCCGCTCGAGGTCTGGCTGCCAGACCACGCGGTGCGCTCGCCGACGGTGATCTTGGTGACGGCGTCGACCGGCCCATGGCAGACCGCCATGTGCAGGCCCATGTAGTACCGGTAGCCGGTGGTGACCCGTTTACTGCTGCCGCCCATGTTCCGCCCTCGCGTGGTCTACAGCCCGCAGCGCCATCGCGTCCTCGGTCGCCTCGAGCTTGTCCGCCTGGATACCCTCGCGCAGGAAGCGCGGCCAGTCCAGCCCGTGGCGCGCAAAAAATGCCCGGCAGCCGCGGTTGCAGTAGCCGAGCTCGCGCAGGTGACGGTGCAGCACGGTAGGCATTATTTCTTGCCTCCTTTTTTGGTGATCGCCGTGCTGCCGAGGTCGCCGTACCACAGCACGTTGGGGCCGGTCACGGTGACGGTGCCGAACACCACCGGGATCGGCCGGCCCTCGTCTGCGGTGGGCACGTCGAAGTCCTCGAGGGCGGCAGGCTTCGGGGCCGGCGGGCGCGGCGCCAGCGCTGCCGACAGCAGCGAGGCGATGACCATGATGGCGATCTGGATCAGGATATTCATGGCATGCCCTCAGAAGATCGGCGACCCGCCGAATGGGTTCTTTGTGGGGATGTGGGGGAAGCCGCCGTAGTTGTTGAGGTTGGAGAACTTACCGTCGCAGGTCGTGGTCGTGTGGTCGCAGCCCGGGTACAGCGTGACCGCCTGGCCGACGGCGATGCCGTCGAAGGCCACCGACAGGGTCAGCGCAGACCCGATGTGCTTCTTGATGAAGCGCCGCTCGAACACTCCTGACTCAGGCTGCCACTCGACGTAGCCGCCGGCGAAGTACCCGTCCGCCTCGCCGGCCGCAGCCGCCACGGTGAGCGCCGTGCCGCTGATCCCGCCAACGGTACCGGCGACAGCCATGGCAGCCTTGTTGACGCCGCAGGCGGCCGAGTAGAGCACGTGCGGGCACTGTCGCTGGTACAGGCGCCGCAGGCCAGGGCGCTTCATGCTGGCCGTAACCGGCTCGCAGTTGAGCACGGCCTGCGACCCCTGCCACTCGACGTTGAGCACCCGACCGACCCAGATGACCACGGCATTCCCGTCGCCGCGGTGGTAGCGGCGCACGGTCAGGGCAATGACCTCGGTGGGGGCGGTCTGGCGGAACAGGTCGGCCACCTCGTTGTCCCGCTGCACGGTTACCTTGAGGGCGTTGCGCGCCTGCTCCGGGGTGGCCTCGATGCTGTTGCGCATCATCGTCGCCGCCGACCAGGTCTTGCTGTCGTAGGTGATGTCGCTGTCGGCCGAGGTGTACCGCCACACCTGCGCCGCCCGGGCGAACTCGTAGAGCTCGACAGGCGCGCCGGACTGGTGGCTGGTCTCGTAGGCGTTATATGTCATTGCCGATTGTCCTCACGTTGAGGGCCGCCTCGGCCACGTCCCACGTCCACCAGCGGATCTCGGCGGCATCGGCATCCAGCCGGCCCAGCGCCATGAAGGAGATCATGCGCACGTCACCAGGCGCCACCTCGACCCCGAGGGCCGAGTCCAGCGTCAGGCGCTCGGTGCTGCTGTCGACCTCGACCGACCCCTCGATCCGGCGGTAGTAGACCGACCCGTTGACCAGCTCGATGCGGATGTCCCGCCGGCCGATGCCCTGGGTGGCCTGCTTGGTGTAGTTGATATGCTCGATGTCGATGTTGGGGGACAGCGCGCCGACGGTCGCGGTGAGCACCATGTCCTCCGACCAGGTCGGCAGCCAGAAGGCTGTGAGCCGGCCCTTGCGGGCGTAGAGCCACTTGCGGAAGTCGGTGATCTCGTCGCGCCCGTCCAGCAGCCACCGGTGCGAATGCAGGTAGAACGGGATGCCAGCCTCGTCGTCCACGGTGATCTGGCCGCTGCGGGTGTCCAGCCACGCCAGCTTGCGCAGGACGTCCGACTCGATGTCCTCGATCCAGTTGGGCTTGCTGGTGAGCACCGGGTAGCCCTGGTGCGTGGTCGCCTCGGTCGCCGGCGTGTAGTCCGACACGTCCTGGCACTGCCAGCGGAGGCGGCCGTAGGACACGCCGCCGGTGAAGCGGCGCAGCTGCACGGTGTCGGGCAGGCGGGCGGTGCGAAGCGGGTAGATCCGCGCGCTGGTGGTCCACGACTGCAGGGCGACCGACGACAGCGT